ACGAATTGAATACACGGTCTTGATGTATCTCCTCTCATTTCTGGAGGATAAATAAGAGGAGGAGCAATTTCAATAAAATTTGGTTCTGAAGGTTTTGAACCAGATTGTGTATTACTTTTTTCTCTTCCTAAACGAGTCTCGAAATAGTTAATAGCCATAAATATAATTCTATTTATAATAAAAGTATGACATACAAAGGAAGATATACTGTAAAGAATCCGGCAAAGTACGATGGTGATCCGACGAAAGTTGTATACAGATCTCTATGGGAAAGGCAGGTATTTAAATTTATGGATGCAAATCCAGACGTAATTAAGTGGCAATCAGAAGAGACAGTCATACCATACCGATGTAAGACAGATAATCGCATTCACAGATACTTTATGGACGTTAAGATGGTAACAAAGAATAAGACATATTTGATTGAGATTAAACCTAAAAGTCAAACAAAGGCACCAAAAGAACCAAAAAGAAAGACAAAAAGATACATTACTGAGGTTATGTCATATATAAAGAATACCTCAAAGTGGGAAACAGCTCAAGCATACTGCGCTGATAGAGGTTGGGAGTTTGTAATCTGGACAGAGGACGATTTATCGCGGATGGGAATTAAACTCCTTGGTGCAAAGAAGCCAAAGAAAAAGTATAAATAGAGGTATATGGCATCTCTTTTCGATCAATTAAATAAGCAAGCGACTGTAGCTGGAATAAAGAAGAATACTAAAAGATCTTTAGCGTGGTTTAGGGAACGAATATCTTCTATTACAGATGTCAATAGTAGAAGAATATTAGATGATGATAATTTAAATAAAGTTAATACTCCTCTCGTCGGACGTATGTTCATGTATTTTTATGATCCGAAAACAAAGGAAACATTACCACACTACGATAAATTTCCACTAATTATTATGGTTGATAAAGCTCCAGGCGGTTTTTATGGCCTGAATTTACACTACTTAGAACCTCGTTTAAGGGCAAAGTTTTTTGACTTACTTTTAGAATACTCAAATAACACTAAATACGATAAGACTACTCGCTTAAAGATGTCGTATGATCTTTTAAAGGCTTCATCAAAGTTGAGCGCATTTAAACCATGCTATAAACGATACCTTACTAAATATATAAAATCAAGAATAGCAGAAGTACCAGCAAATCAATGGGATGTTGCGTTGTTCCTACCAACAGAGCAATTTAAAAAGAGCGGTAAATCTGATGTTTGGCAAAATTCAAAATCACAAATCTAATGAGTACAATCGATTTACTTAAATCAACTATAGGAAGACACGGAGGATTAGCGAGATCTAATCGCTTTGACATAACAATGGTGCCTCCGTTAGAAGCAATAGGCGACTTAGAAGATGTGCGCGATATCAATATACTGTGTGAAACGTGTGCCCTACCTGGAAGACAAATACAAACATTTGAGTATGCATATTTTAGGCAACAAATAAAGGTTGCTGAATCGTTCATTAACGAAGATGTCTCATTTACATTTAACCTTACTTCTGATTATTTTATTAAAGAAATATTTGATAAATGGACAAATTTAATTATTGATCGTAATTCATATAAGAAAAATTATGATTCGGTATATAAAAGAGATGTAGAAATATACCAAAATGACGTAAAGAATAAAAAAGTTTATGGCGTTAAGTTAAGGAATGCATTTCCTATATCTGTGCAATCAATTGAATTAGATAGTTCTGACGGAGAAATACAAAAAGTAACGGTTGACTTTACATATGAAGATTTTGAAGAACTCGTTATACCACAACCGCTGAATAATGATGTTGGAGCAACGTTTCCACCTGGATTATAAATAATATTTTTATTATAACTGAATGAATAACAACTAAAAATTATGGCATTACCAAAACTAGAAAACCCGACATATCCTATCGAAGTACCTTCACTCAATCGTCGAGTTGAATTTAGACCATTCCTCGTGAAAGAAGAAAAGGTTCTTATGATTGCTCAAGAATCGAATGATGAAAAGAAGATTCTAAAAACAATTAAAGATATTATCAGCGCATGTTCATTTGGAAAACTTAATCCAAATGAATGTACATCATCGGATCTCGAGTATCTTTTCCTTCAACTTCGAGCTAAAAGCGTAGGAGAAACAGTTGATATTAGAGTTAAGTGCGAAGAGTGCGGAGAATATACCTCTATTAAAATTAACCTTGAAGATATTAAACTATCTGAAGTTGAACAAATAGACAATACTATCGAAATTACTGATTCAATCGGAATGGTTCTTAAGAAAGTATCAATGGCTGATGCAGAAAAGGTTGATAAAAAAGATTCAGAGAAGGCATTTAATCAGATGCTCGTTTATTCGATCGAATCTATCTATGATGCAGATAACGTTTATCCAGCAAGTGAATCAACAGAGAAAGAGCTGATTGAATTTATTGATTCTCTATCTCATAAACACTTAGAAAAAATCCAAGATTATATTCAGAATGTTCCAAAACTTCAATACACTGTCAAGTTCAAGTGTAAAGCATGCGGTCATGAAAATGAAACTATACTAGAAGGAATTGAGTCTTTTTTCTCATAGGCCTTTCTCATGATTCTTTAGCGAATCATTATCAAACAAACTTTGCGATGATGCAGCATCATCAATATAGTTTAACTGAATTAGATAATATGATCCCGTGGGAAAGGCAGATATACGTATCTCTCTTACAAGAGCATATAAAGGAAGAAAATGAGAGAATTAAACGACAAAACAAATAAATAGATATATGTCTTTCCCGAAAAAACTTTTAGATACTGTTAAACAGGATAAAGAAATGCTTAAGCTTAAGCTCGAGCAACTGAAAGAATCTTTATCTAAGAATTTGTCTGAAGTCAAAAGTGCAATTAAAGAAGGTCCTAAAAAACAAGATTCTAAAGAAGAAACTGCGTTTTCATCTATTATTAATCAGGGTAAGTTAGCTGAAGAACAAATTAAAATTGATGGCGCGGTAAAGACATTGCAAGAGCAATTAATTACAACGAGTAGCTCTACATCTATAGAACAAAAAGCAGCTATTCAGGAGCAAATAGAACTATTAAAAGGTGACAAACTTAATAGTTTAGAAGCTAAGCGAGAAGCAAGAGAGATGGCTGAAAAAAGCGTTGAGGCTCTCGAGAATATTGCTGAGGGACAGTCTGATCTTATTAAAGAATTCAAAGACGGATTTAGTGAACTAAGAGGTGAAGGTCTTGGAGGTTTAATCAAAATGATTACACTTGGAATTCCTGCAATGCTTGCTGGTTTTACCGTAGGTGTAGTTAAACCTCTCATGACCTTCTTATCTCAATTTAAATCATTAGCATTTATATTTGGAAAAACTGGATCATCGTTTAATAAAATTGTTCGGAATCTACGAGCAATGTTTTCAGCAAAAGGCTCAGTTGGTAAAATATTTGTTGGTTTTATTAAAACTATAAAGGCATTTGCCGCCAAAGGCGGAACAATTGGGAAACTAGTTGGAAATCTTTTAAACTATGTAGGAGTAGCATTTAAATTTGGATCAGGATTAGCCAAACTCGCTGGTCCTATCGGTATTGCTATTAGTATTATAACTGGTTTAATCGGCGGAATTAAAGGAGCAATTAAGGGATTTAAAGAAGATGGTATTATCGGAATGCTTCGTGAAGGAATTATTGGTGTATTCAATGGCCTAATCGGAGGACTAGTAAAAATGGTCGGTAGTATGATCGGCGGCATCTTTAAACTATTAGGATTTGAACAAATCGGTGAAGCAATTAAAGGTGGATTTAGTGATTTTGTTGATGGTATAATTGGTGCCTTTAGAGGTATATTTAATATAATAGCTGGTCTCTTTACACTCGATTTTGGTATGCTAAAAGAAGGTGTTGGTCAATTACTCGACGGAATTACTAATATTGTGTTCGGAGCTATTAAACCTATTATAGCTGCATTTAAAACGCTGTTTGATGGAGTTAAGTTTTTATTTACTGAGCTTCCTGGAATGTTAATCGATAAGGTTAAAACGTTTTTTACTTCAATGGTTGAATCAATAGGAGATGCATTTAAGACTGCATTTGGATTTGTCAAACGTATAGGTAAGGCATCGGGGGCAGCGCTTAAAGCTGCAATGCCTGGGGGAGAATCTCCTAAAGAAGCATTCATGAGAGTTATGGGTGGAGAAAAAAATAAAAAAGAAAGCGCTGTTGAAGCTGTATCAATGCCATCTGAAAAGATTATTCCTCCAGCCCCAAAGAAGAAGGAAACAATAAAAGAATTTGAAACAAGAATGATGGCATCAATGTATCCTTCTATTGATACTGTTGTTGCTTCTCCTTCAGTTAATGTTAATGCTGCTATTCCTGAAACAAAGGTAGTTCCTACAACAAATTATATAGAAGTATTAAGTGGTAATGAAACTCAACGTTCGCAGAGTGGTGGCGGAATAACACCTATATTATCATCTGAAACACCTGCTAAGAAAGAATCTTTAGAATCTGCATTAGCTTATGGAGATACAGCTGCAGGTTTATTAGATCCGATGGGAGCTGCTCGAAGAGTTGAAAATGCTGGCCCATCTGTATTATCACCTGCTGCTAGTATCGCTTCTGGTCCAAAAGAGATCAAGGTACCAAAGAAATTATCGTTTATGGATGTAATAAAGAAGGCTGGCAATTTT